TTCGTCTTCGAGGGGATCGACGAGTTACTCGCGCGCCTCCGGACGTTACCGGCCGAATTGGGCGAAGCCGCCGCGTGGTATGTGCAAGACGCTGCGGCCCGTGCCGAGGCCGAAGTCCGGTCGGTGTATGACGCCCATCGCGTGACCGGGAACCTCTCCGACAAACTGGAACGCGACACGACCGTGTCGACCTTCGGCAGTGCGGCGCGGGTCAAAAATACCGCGCACCATGCGTGGATCTTCGAGAACGGATCCCAGGCGCGGCACTACACGAGCAAGGGCGGGAAACGACACGACACGGGCTCGATGTGGGGCAAGACCGCGCAACCGCCGACGCACGTCTTCGTCCGCACGATGCAGAAGCATCGCAAGGAAATGTACGAGCGCCTCACGGCCCTGTTGGAACGCCAGGGGCTCCAGGTGACGGGCGAGCCATGATCACGATCCCGAATTCCTCCGAGATTGACAACGCCGTGATCGGGGCCCTCCTGGCCGACGCGACCCTCCTGGCGTTGCTCCCCGACGGGGTCTATTGGGACGTCGCCGCGCCGAAGGCGAAGCGGTTCGTGATCGTGTCCCTGGTGACCGCGGACGACGAGCCCGTCTTTGGCAGTCGTGGGTATGAGGACGTGCTCTATCTGGTCAAGGCCGTCGTCCTCATGTCCACCGGCAACGACGTGAAGACCGCGGCGCATCGCATCGACCAGCTCCTCGAAGACCAACCGCTGACCATCCCCGGCTACACGCACATGGTGACGTGCCGGGAGGCCCGTATTCGTTACACCGAGGTCGACGAGGTCGACGACACCATTCGCTGGCAACACCGCGGCGGGCACTATCGCGTGCAGGCTTCCATCCCCGGCGTGTAAGTGGACATCGAACAGAAAGACAGGGTGACAACGTGATCAAAACGGGACGCTACGGCACGGTCAAATACGATCCGACGGGCTCGGGCACGCCGCCACCGGTCGAAATCATCTCCCTCAATGCCTGGAAAGCCTCATTCAAAACCGATTACGAAGACGTGACGTGCTTCGGCGACGAAAACAAAGTGTACGTGCCGGGGATGCCCGATGTGTCCGGTTCACTCGGGGGCTTCTGGAACAGCGACGACCTCACGTTGTTCGAAGCGACCAAGGCCGCGACGCCTGGGCTCCTGGAACTTGCGCCCAACAGCACCGAAGCGTTGTTCAAGTGGTCGGGCCTCGCCTATCTCGACGCGGACGTGGACGCCAGCGCAAAGGGCGCACCCAAGCTGACATCGACGTTCAAGGCCGCGGGTCCCTGGACGATGTCCACAGGCACGCTGCTGAACGCGCCGCTCGCGCAACGACGGTAAGGTCGTCCCGGTCATGTTCGACGAGTTGCGGATCCACGGGACCGCGGCGTCGATCCTCTGGGGCTATCGCGCGGCGGTCACCCTCAAGTCGTGGTCGATTATCCGCGTCAAGGGGCAGTGGATGCTGTCCGGGATCATCGAACGGGTCGAGCCGTTCATGGTGCGGCAGCGTCCGCTCTTGTTCACCGCGCCGCGTGAGCGCGCCCGCGATGGGCATTGGGCCTGGGGTGTCGAGGCGATCCAGGTCGGCCAGATTGAAATCGTCGCGCGCTTGGGACCACCAGAACAATAAACCAGGGAGGTCGCGGTCATGGGTCGGTGTCGCTTCGTGCAACCGGGCATCGTGCGGTTGCCCCTCTCGGAGGGGGAATGGATCGACGTCAAGCAAGAACTGACGGCCGGGGAACAACGGCACGCCGACGCGGGGCGGTACAAGGAACTCCTCGCGGGGGACCGGCCGACGCTCGACTATGAACGCATGGGCACCACGCGGATCCTCGCCTATGTCATCGGGTGGTCCCTCGTCGGTTTCGAGGGGACACCGGAGCCCTTCGACGAAAGCTCGCTCGATAACCTGGATATGGACACCTTCCAGGAAATTGCCGCGGCCATCGACGCACATGAGCGACGGGTCAGTGAGATGCGCGTCGCCCGAAAAAACGGCCAGGGTGGCGAGAAGGGATCCGCAGCGATCTTGCCATCGCCCTCCGCTGCGGTTGGCGCGTCGAGTGGGTCCGGGACTTGAGCGTGGACGATTATGAGGTGTTGCTGGAAATGCTTATCGAGCAACAAACGCCCGTCGACGAGTAGGTAGCCCCCATGCCCCTACAAGGAATCTTCAACGCCGATTTCTCCAGCTTCACGGCCGCGTGCGCCGCCGCGGAATCCTCGTTGAAGGGGTTCGAAACGGAGGCCACGCAGACCGAGAAAGCCCTCAACCGGATGGCCGATTCCATCTCGGGGAAGAACATCGTCCAGCAAGCCTATCTCGCGACCAAAGCCGTCGAGGATATTGGCGGGGCCGCGGTGTTGACCGAGAAGGAACTGGCCCGGATGTCGTCGCTGGCCGCGGAGGGAGCCGAGAAGCTGCAAAAGATGGGTCAGACGGTGCCCGAGGACATGCGCGCGTTGGCGAACGCGACGAAGGACGCGACGACCCAGACGGGTGAGTGGTCGCAAGCGGTGTCGATCTTAGAGGGCACGTTCGGCGCACTCTCCCTCCAACACGTGATTGACGAAGCGATTGCGTTCGGGAAAGAGATTTTCAACGACGCGAGCGCGTTAGAAAACCTGAAGGGCCGCACGGACCTCGGGGTCGAATCGTTGCAACGCTTCAAGGCGATGGGGGCCGAGGCCGGGGTCAGCATCGAATCGATTGCGGGTGCAGTGACGATCCTCCAACGCAATATCGGCAACAAGAATACCGCGGCGGTCGGGGCGTTATCCGACCTCGGGATCAGCCTCGAAGCCATCAAGCGCATGACCCCGGAGGAGAAACTCCGCGAGATGGTTCGCGCGTTGAAAGAGGTCGACGACCAAGACCGGATGGTCGCGCTCGGATCGGCCGCGATGGGGCGCGGGTTCATCGAAATCCTGCCCCTCGTCAGAGCCGGGATCGATGACACGAAGAACAGCATGCACGTCTGGGGGGAGACGACCACCGCGGCCCTCGACGGGGGCGGGAACGCGATCAAGCGGTTCTATGAGGCGTTCAAAACCGAGTTGGGCGAACGGATGGCCGACCTGTTGACCGGCGTCACGCGAGACGTGCGGGCCCTGGCCGACGCGATGAAAAACCTGCCCAAGGTCGCGCAGACCGACGAGACGGCCAAAGCCTTCGCCAATATGTGGGGACAGATCGTGCCTCCCGGCGTGCCCAAGGACCTCCAGGACATCACCGATAAGTCCGACGCCCTCGGCAAAAAACAAAAAGAGATGGCCGACGCGATGGCCGAGTTGAATTCGGTCGGCCGGACCTATACGGAAACCCTCGCCACCCTGAACCCCGCCCTCATCACGCAAGCGGAGGGGTTTCTCGCGGCCGGGAACGCGCAGGGAGTGATTGCCAAAGCCCTCGACCTCACCGCTGGACAGATCAAGGCCGTGGCCGACCGGATGAAGGATTACGCCGACACGATCAAGGCCGTCCAGAAGCTCGAAACCGACCGCATCAAGGAGCGGGAGGTCAACGAATTCGGGTTGAGCAAGGCCGAAAATGACGCGTCCCAACTCCGGATCACCAACGCGGGCAAAGCCGCCGATCAGCTCATCGCCATTGACAAGCAATTGAACGACACCTACATGCAGCAGTCGATGGACCGCTACACCTACGAGAACCTGAAACTCTGGGAAGCCGCCGAAACCCAGATCGCCGCCTTCAAGAAGACCGGCGCGACCGCCGAACAGGTGACCGCCTTCTCCAACAAGGTGTATGAGGCGACGGCGATCAAGGTGTCCGAGATGTCGACCGGGATCGTGAAGGCCGCGGAAACCGGGGCGGCGGCGCTCAGTAGCATCTGGGGCGCGTTCGACCGTGACCTCTCGACCGCGCATGGGACGTCGCTCCAGGTCGCCCAGGCGGCGGAACAAGCCTTCGAAACTGCCACCCGTCAGGCGATCAACGTCGCGTATTCGGACATCGACGAAATCACCCAGACCGGGATCGACGCCATGAACCGGCTCCTCAGTGAACAACAACGGGTCATGGACTTGGCCGAAAAGGCCGCGAGGGACGCGAAGGCGAGAGCCGACGAGGCCGCGAACGCGTGGCAGAAGACGACCTATTCGATGGGCCCCTCTGGCGACCTCGCTGCGAAAGCGGCCAAGATTCCGGGCGCGAGCGTCGAGAAGGATTACTACGGGAACGAATACGTGTATGTCCCCGGCGTCAACGCGCCGCCGCCGACCGTCAGGGCCCCCGGCATCAAGGGGTTTGCGACCGGCGTCGAGAACTTCTCCGGGGGGCTCGCCGTGGTCGGGGAACAGGGCCCCGAGCTGGTGAACCTCCCGGCCGGGAGTGACGTGATTCCCCGCGGGGGATTCGGGGGCGGGGGCGTCACCAACCACGTCGTGATCCACGTGAACGGCACCGCGGCCGAGGTCGCGCAGAAGGTCGCCGCCGAATTGATGCGAACCCTCCGATCCGGTCAGCAACTCACGCTCCGGTAACATGGCGACCACCAACGCGCTGCTGAACGTCGGCCGGTTGAATAACTTCCGGCTCAACGCAATCAACCCCGCGCTGCAACGGATCCGCCGCACGAAGGCGCGGTTTCTGCTCAATGGCGAAGACGTGCGCGGGCGGGTGCGCGTCCACTCGACGACCATTCGTGACGCGATCAACGACTCGCCTAATAGTGCGAGTTTCACCATTGAAGGCCCGCCGAGTTCCGCCTATGCCGCGGCCGTGCTCGCCGATTATCCGGTCGCGTACTGGCGGCTGGGCGATACCGGGATGACCGCGTTCGATCAAGCCGGGCACGGACATACCGGCACGGTCATCGGCGCGGTGACCATCAATCAACCGGGGGCCGTGAGTGACGGCGACCGCGCGATGCATTTTCCGGGAGTCGTGGGCGCGCGAGTCGAAGTGGCCGCGGCCGCGGAGTTGGCGTTCCCGTCGGCGGTGACCGTCGAGGTCTGGATCAAGACGGACGGGGTGCAGATCGCCGGGATCGCCGAGCGCACTGTGGGCGGGGCCGTCAATACGGCGTGGAATCTGTTCCAACTCAATACCGTGTGGAACTTTCGGATCGTGATGGGCGGGACCGCGTACGACGTCACGGTGCCCGTCGAGCCCGCCGACGTGGGGACCTGGGTCCATCTCGTGTGCGGGTGGTACGACGGGGCGGGCGCGGTGTGGATCTATAAAAATGGCGTGCTCGGCGGGATCACGTACGGTGTCCCCACTGGCCCGCTCGACGGCAACCTCGGGCCCGTCTTGATCGGGCACCTCGGCAGTAACGTCTATCCCTTCACCGGCACGCTCGACGAGGTCGCGATTTATCGCTATCCCTTCGACGGCAACCGCATCGCCGCGCACTATGCCGCGGGTCGCGCGGTTGCAGCCCCGACCGTCGCCCAGGAGGTCCGGATCAGCATCGGCGTGGATGACCCAACGCTGCTCTTCAATGGCGCATTGACGCAAGTCGATCTGAGTTACGAAGGCCGCGCGCACCTCCCGATCTATCACTGCTCCGCGACAGATGACACGCTGCGCGCGAACCGGCGTCGCCCGTTCGGCCAATGGACGAACGTCACGGCCACCGAAATCGCCCGTGCGTTGATCGCGGCCTTCGTGCCGGGATTCGGCACCACCTTTGTGCAAGCGGGCTTGCCGCCGGTGACGGTGATCTTCGATGGCTCCGAGGGAATGAACCGGTGCCTGACGCAGATCACGAATCTCATTGGGGGCTATTGGTACTTCAACGACCGGCAACTCCATCTGTTCCTGACGGAGGGGACCGACGCGCCCGACCCGATTGACGCCGCGCATCCGTTTCTCGCGGACCCCCGCATTACCGCTGCCGTCGAGATGAGCCAAGTCCGGACGCGCGTGTTCGGACGCGGCCACGGTGAAGCACTCTTGAGTGCCGTCGTGCCGGGAGAGGCGTTGATCCCGATTGCGTCGGCGGTCATGTTCGCCACCCTGGGGGGCCGCGCGATTGCGCTGTCCCAGGTGTTGACCTACACCGGAATCTATCTCGGCGGCATTGGTTCACTCGTGGGACCAGGAGCCGCGCCAAGCGTGGCTGCCCTGGCGACGTTGGCGAGCGGGGCGGGGTTGGTGGCGGGACTCTATCAATACGCCTATACCTTCGTCACGGCGTCGGGTGAGTCGCTTCCCGGCCCGGTCGCCGCCGTATCGGTCGGCGTCCTCGCCCCGCCGACGGTGGGTCCGAGCGTCGGTCATCCCGCGATGGGGACCGGCCCCGATCCGGGCGGGCATAACTACGCGGTCACGTTCGTCACCGCGAGCGGGGAAACGACGCCCGGTCCTTCGGTCGCGGTCGCGACAGAGGTATCACCCGCGCCCGAGACGGCCCCCACCTTGGCGAATGCGACGCAAGGCCCTGGTCCAGACCCAGGCCTGCATTACTACGCCGTGACGTTTGTGATCGGCACAGGAGGCGAGACGACGCCGGGGCCGGTGGTCGCCGTGCAGACCGGCAGCGGGACGCAAGGCGTGTCGCCGCCCGCGGTCGCTCCGGTGGTCACGTTAGGCAATCGAGGCGCGTACAACGCGGCCTTTGCGAGCGGCTACTCCATGTTCGTGGCCGTCACGTTCGTGACGGCGGCGGGTGAAACCACGGCGGGGCCGTCAGGGTCGGTGTTGATCCCAGGCCAGCAAGGCGGTACGTATGGTGCCACCTTAGAACTCGCCAATATCCCCCTCGGCCCACCGGGGACGGTGTCTCGCCGGTTGTATTCCTATCCCAATAGCTGGACGACCGGGCCTCCCATCCAGACCGTGTATCGTCATCTCATCAGCGACAACACGTCGACAACGTGGGTGCTTGGCGGGGTTGACTACACCAGCGGCACCCAATCGAGTCAGTCAGGACAGATCGGCCCGCCCACCAACACGGCGGGGAGTGTCACGGTGCCGCTCTGTCAACTGGCGCTCGCAAACATTCCGCGGGGTAATGCGAACGTCTCGTCGCGACGGCTGTACCGCACGAAGGCGGGTCAGACTCCCTTCTTTCTGGTCGCCACGATTCTGAATAACACGGCCACGACGTTCACCGACACGATCACCGATGCCGCGTTAGGGGCCGCGCTCCCGCTCGTGTCGACGGCCCATCTCCAACAGTTCCCGGTCACCGTGCCCAAGGGACCGGCGCTCGTCGTCGCCCGCCGGATCTATCGCACCAGAGCGAATGTCGGCGGGACGCTCCAACTGGCGGGCACGATCAACGACAACGTCACCGCCGACTGGACGGACACGGTGCCGGATAGTGCCTTGGGCGTCGTCGCCCCGGTCACGAATACGGCGACCGCGAATCAGGTGCAACTGAGCGCGATTGCGGTCGGGGCCTCCACGGTGACCGCGCGCAAGGTGTATCGGACCCCGGTCGATGGCGCGCAACTCAAGCTCCTGGCGACGCTCGCCAACAACTCGACGCTCACCTATCTCGACGCGGCGACCGATGCGGCGCTCGGGGCGAACGTGCCGACGAGCGATAACTCCGGACTGGCGCAACCGCAGGGGCAAGTGAACGCGGGGTCGACGTCCTTGCCCACCGCGAGCGCGGGGCCGTTTCTCGTGTCGGGCGGGTGGGCGCTCATCGGCACGCAAGCGATCCGCTACACGGGCGTCGCGGGAAACACCCTGATCGGGATCCCAGCGTCGGGCCCAGGCGCGCTCATTGCCACCGTGCGGTTCGGGGATCACATTCTCTCGGCTCCCATGCTCACGGGTGTGACCGTCCCAGGCGGCGCACTCCTCGCGCCGGTCGGGACCGTGATCTATCTCTGGATTCAACGCGACGATGCGGCAGCACAAGCCGCGATGGCGCGGCTCGACGGCGGCGATGGAATCTATGAATACCTCGTGCAGGATGAACGGCGCGGCGAGCCCTCGCTCACGGCGCTTTGCGACGCGCACCTCGTCGCGTACAAAGCCCCGATTCAAACGATCACCTACGGGACGCGCGACCTCAAGACCAAGAGCGGGAAACCCGTGACCATCGACCTCGCCTCGCCGCCGATCCTGGGCACCTTCGTGATTCAGGACGTGACCATCGACCAGATCGACACCACGCCGGGGGTCGCGCCGCGGTTTCTCGTGACCGCGAGCACCGTCCGGTTCTCGTTCGAAGACTTGCTCCGACAACTCGCGGGCAGCTTGGAGAGCGCATGAGTATCGACCGCACGAATTACAACGCGCTCGTCGACGACGACGGAAGTAACACCGTCGGATCGATCTGGAACAAGCAATCGATCAAGAACGTGTTACTCGATCCGATGGATGCCGCCTTCGTTCCGACGTGGCAGACCTATACGCCGGTCTGGTCAGGTGATGCGAACGTCCAGCCTGTGATCGGCAACGGGCTCCTCCTCGGACGGTACTGGCGCAATGGGCCGTGGATCGAAGTCGTGATCGTGCTCCAGCCGGGAAGCACGTCGGTCATCGGGACGAGTAACTATTGGATGATCACCCTGCCGGTCACGCCGAAACTCCTCGCGTCGGGGCAAGAGACGACGTTTCGGGTCGGCACGATGTTCAGCAATGGCGCGGCGCAAGCGGGCATGATCGGCTACTTCATTGGCCTGAACAAAATCTACGTGCTTCATGGGAATGGGACGCTCTGGGGACCGACGAGCCCGTTTGCTTGGAACGCGGGGTGTATCTTCAGTGCGCGCGGCGGTTACGAAGTCTAAAGGAGTCACGATGGCCCATCCCCATCCGGCGCAAGGCAATCAGAAGCAGTACACCGAGCGCCCGCTCAAGGTGTTCGGGGAGCAGTACCACGCGGGCGGGGCCTTGCCCGTCGGGGCCGTGATGATCGACCTCTACACCGATGGCCTGCCGCGCGTCTTCACGACCACGCAGGCGTATACCCTCCACGACACGGAGTGGGTCATCACCAATCGCTATTCGGGCCGGCCGATCCAGGTGATTTCCGACGAAGAATTTACGGAACGCTTCGGCGGCGGCGGCGGGCCGAACGCCGATCCGGAGAACTGATATGCCCTCGAAACCCGCAATGCTGCGCGGCGTGTTGACCTGGGACGACGACGCGCCCCCGATCATCGAGCCGCCCATCGAACCGCCCATCATCGAGCCGGTGCCGCCCGATGGGGATCCGGGGTTGATCTATCCGGCCGACCTCGGCTACGTCGGGTGTTTCCGGCTCCCGAGTTATCCGGTGCGCTACGACTATCCGCCGAAAGGGATGGCGTATTACGCCCCGCGCGACTCCCTCTTCCTCAACGGGTTCGCCGACTTCCACGGGACCGGGGAAGTGTCGATCCCGACCCCGATCAAGGGCGCGTTGACCCTCTCGGAGTTACACCGGGCCATCGAACTGCAACCGATCACCGACCCGACCGAGGGGAGTATCTGGGCGCTCAACTACGGAGCGGCGCTCAACCTGGGCGGGCTGCACATCCACCGGGACCGGCTCCTGGTGACCGTCTATCGGCACTACGACGCGGACGGGAATCAACCGTTCTCGCATTGGTCCCGCAACCCGAACTTGAGCGCCGCGGGCGACTACGTCGGGCCGAAGACCCTACTCGTGACCGATGCCACCGAAACGGCGAGCGTGCACGCGGGCAACGTGTCGGGGTACATGGGCGCGGTCGCGCCCGAGTGGCAGGAACGGTTCAAGGGCCCGTGCTTCACCGGGCAAAGCGGGATCCCGATTGTGTCGCGCACGTCGTTGGGCCCCGGCCTGTTCACCTTCGACCCCTCCGATATCGGCATCAAGGATCCCATCCCGACGACCCCGTTGCTGTTCTATCCCGGCAGTCATCCAACGCTCGGGAAGTACACGCCCGGACCGACGGACCCGAACCCGAACGTCCTGTTCAATGGGACCATGCAAGTCGGGGCGGTCATTCAACCGGTCGGGACGAGGAGCGTGTTGTTCTTCGGCGTCATCGGGATCGGGAAGTACAGCTATGGGCAAGGGACCAGCGACCCCGCGTTAGACGGCACCCCCGTCCCCGGTTACAACAACGAGGTGTTCTATTGTTTCGATCCGGTCAACCACGCCAAAGGTGATCACGCCTATCCGTATCCCGCGTACGTCTGGGCGTACGATGCGCTCGACCTCGCGCGGGTCGCGGCGGGCACGATGCAACCGTGGGAACCGGTGCCGTACGCGACCTGGGAACTCCCGAGTGACTTCTACTCCTGGCTCCCGCGACTCTCGGGGGCCACGTATGATCCCGACCGGCAATGGATCTACGTGGCGCAAACGCGCGGGGACGGCGACGCGCCGTTGGTGCACGTCTACAGTTGCGCGCACGCGGCGCAGCGGGCCATGAAGACCCGGATGCCGCGGCGACCGTTCGTGTATCTCAGAAACCAGAGGGGGGCGTAAGTGGGCTATCCGTATTTCGACCTCGTGCAACGCGCGCATTCGGAACTCATCGCCGAGGGGAAGATTCGACGGCGCACCGACCCCGAACAGGTCGAGCAGGACAAAGGGTTGCTCACGCGGCGCGCGGGGTATTACTCCAACGTCGAGCGCGACCCGACCATCGGGATCCTGGAGAAGACCACCGGCAACAACTCGGCGGGGTACTCGGTCGACATCTTGATTGCGAAGGACGGCCGGTTCTGGGATATCGCCACCGACGCCAACGGGATGGCGATGCCGGTCGATGGGGAGGAACGCTTCGACCCGGCGCTCGCGGCCCGCTGGGCGCAACCCACGAAGGAGCTGGCGCAGATCGAAGAGGGGATGCCGGGACCTGGGCCGGGACCCGATCCACCGGATCCCGACAACAACGATTCCCAGATCATCGAGATGCTCGACCAAGTCATCGCGATGCTCGAACGGGCGCAGGAGGTGCACGCGCGGGATACCGCAGCGATCATCGCGCGCGATGACCTGAACACCGAGCGCATCCTCGACCGCATCGAAGAGGTCGTCGACAACGCCGAGGCGTCGGGCAAGAAAGCCCTGGCGTTGTATCTCGCGATGAACCGACCGGACGCGCCGGTCGATCCCGAGTTACCGCCACCTGGGGACGGCAACGCGCTTCTCGCCCTGCTGCTCAAGCTGTTGGCGAACCGACCGGACGCGGGCTGAAACAATGGTCGCGGCGTTCAGCCTCGACACGCTCACGTTGCCACAGGCCATCCTGATCGTCGGTTTGGTGTTCGCGTGGTTGATCTTCGTCATCGTGCGCGCAATGGGAGAACGGTAACAACGTGAAGGAGCCACCGCTCCCACGCCCGGACCCCATCATCATCAACCGATGGGTGCCCGCGCGCGTGGCGGTTCCTCGATTCGACAACGATACAGGTGACACGAAAGACGTGTCATCGAGCACGAAGGGAGGCCGCATGTTGACGGTGACCATGTTCGTCGTCGTTGCCGCGTTCGTCGCCGCCGTTGCCGCCGCGATGGGCAGGGCCCCGCTCTGGGTCGCGGTCATCCTGGCGATCCTCGTGTTGATGCTTCAGGTGTTCCCGCGATGAGCGTGGCGCGTCGGCGGCGCACCCGCGCCTTCGTGAAATGGCTGGAGCACGTGCTCTACGACGAGGACGAGAAACGCATCGCGCGGATCTTCCGCGTGCCGCTCCGGTTGATGGGGAGCCCGAGGCGCTTTCGAAAGGTGAGCGCCTGGGTCCTGCTGCTCGTCGTCGTGGGGCTCGGGACGGGGACGGCCGGGGCGCAGGAATACTCAATATCGCCAGCACCGATATTTTTTATTCCTGCGTCGTCGTCGCGGATCGTGGCGCAGGAGGACGCGCCGCGGACGGTCGCAACCGGCGAGCCCGTGAGCCTCACCGTGGCGATGGTCGGGACCGTCGTCGTCGGCGCGGGCTTCGGGTTGATGCTGCACGAGCCGGGGTGTCGATGCGGATCGGATCCGGCGTGGGTCGCGGGCGGGGTCGCGGTCGTGGCCGCGGGGGTCACGATGACGTGGTTGGGTCTGCGCTCGCGCACGGTGACCGTGGCCCCGGCCATCAGCCCGCGCGTCGTTGGCGTCGCCGGGACCATTCGATGGGGCGCACCCGCGCCCCGGAAGAGGACGCGCATATGAGCAACGGTGACGTGAGCATCAATCAAACGGTCTATGACGGCGCGACCGGGATCTGGATCGTGATCGGCCCGATCACCCCGGCGCGGCCCCCCGGCCCGGAAGTCCCGCCGCCCGTGGTGACGAGCGAGTATTTCGTGTCGCCGATGGGCGACGACGCCAACCCTGGCACGGAGGTCGCGCCCTGGCGCACCGTCAATCACGCGTTGCCGAAGCTGTCGGCGACCTCGGCCCTGACGCTGCGCGGCGGGGTCTATCCCGAGGCCATCGAGTTGATCGGGTGGAAGGGGGGCCCGCTCGGGACGGATTGGGCGAGCGCGATCCAGGTCCGCGCGAAAGCCGGGGAGCCGGTGACGCTGTGCCCACCGGGCGGATCGACCTGGGGCGTGTACTTGCGCGGGTCGCAATCCGGATCGAGTGACGCGCCGCGGTGGATGGTCTTCGACGGGATCCTCTTCGACTGCCAGAACGTCGCGAGCGTGGGGTTCTACGTTAGTGCCTGGGATAGCACGGTCACGCCCGCCAACGCGCCCGCGCACCATATCCGCTTGTCGCGGTGCCGGATCACGAACGTGCAACACAGTCAGGGCTTCTCGGCGATGTGGGGATCGGACGGCTGCGAATTTCTCGACGGCGAGGTGGATCACGTCGCGGGGCCGAGTCACGACAACAACAACACCCAAGCGTTCTACGTGGCGAGTAACGACTTCATCCTGCGCCGGTCGCACATCCATCACTGCTGGGGGTACGGCGTGAGCAACCTCTCGTCGCTCCCCGGCTGCGACGTCAATCGCCACATCGTCGAGGGCAACCACGTCCACCATTGCGGCGAGGGCGGCACGGGCCTCGGCGGCATCAACCTCGGCGAGGGCGTCGGGCACTTCGTCGTGAACAACAACGTGCACGACAATTTCGGACCGGGGATCAATCTGCGGTTCAACCCCGGCCCCGGCTCCACGCGGTTGGTGATCGCCGCCAATACCGTGCTCCGCAATCAGGGCGAGGGGATCTACATCAGCGGGGCGCAGCAGGGGACCGAGGTCCATTCGAACATCGCGCAGGGCAACGGCGGCGGCGACTACGTGGACCTGGGGGTGGGCACCATCGTGTCGACGAACCTCTTCGGCATCGATCCCCTCGTGGTGGATGCGGCGGCGGGCAACGTCCATCTCACGGCGGGGAGTCCCGCGCGCGGCCTCGGGTTGAGCCACGCGAAGATTCCGACGGACTTCTATGGCGCGGCGCGACCGGCGAGCGGGGCGTGCGATGGCGGCGCGGCGCAGTTCGTGCCGTGACGGACGACCGGCGCGGGGTCGATCCCGTCGGGCTGTTGTTGCTGGCCGCGTTGATCCTGCTGGCGTCGTGGTGCTCGCGGTAGTTCGCCGGGGGGCTAGAGCGCCCCGCCGCCGCGCCAGGAGCCCCGTAGGCGCGCGATCCGGCGCGCGGGCGAGGGATAGGACCCGGTCGCGCCGGGGGCCAGGAAACCGCCCCACCGGGTCAGGATCTTGGCCCCCCGAAAAAATCGAGGCTGTAAACCATAGCAAACACAAGGGTTATGATCGCGACCTTTGGGCTCATAACCCAAAGGTCGCGGGTTCAAATCCCGCCCCCGCAACCAACCAATTCCTAGATTTTCCTAGCAAAACCTACCATTTCCGCCCTGGCCCCCTGAACGCCGGGGGCCAACCACCCCGGCATTTCATGCCCTCTTTTTCCTAAACATTCCGCATCCACTTGGCCCCCGTTGGCCCCCATCTTGGCCCCCCGGTTCGTGGGGTGATCCGTTTTTTCTCGGCGAGCCCGCGACCTTTGGGCCCCGGCCCAACGAGCTACCGGAGTGGGAAAGCAGTCCGGTAGCCGTCGTGGTTGGCCCCCGTTGGCCCCCAACGACGAAGGGCCCCGCGGTGGGGCCCTTCAGGGGTGCCGGGTGGCAAGTGTTACTTGCCAGATTTCCCGCCGCCGCCCTTTACCAATCGCGGCTTGAAGGCGTCGATCAAGTAATCCTTCATGAGGGTGCTCACCGCGCGTTGCCGGTCGACCACGAAGGGCGCGTACGTCCGCGTCGTGTTCGGATCGGTATGCCCGAGATGCGCCTGGATGTCGCCGAGCGAGATGCCCTGCTCGATCATCGCGCGGCTCATCGAATGCCGCGCGACATACGGGCGGATCCCACGCGGCCACCCGGCCTCGTGAATCAGCTTGCCGTATTTGCCCGTGTCGAAGGCCCCCCAGGCGTCGACGGCGATGAACGCCTCCCAGGCCGCGACCGCGGCGGGCGTGAGGACAATCGGGTGCGGGTCGCCCCCCTTGGCGTTGCGGACGAACCACATCGCCGTGCCGTTGTTGGCGATCTGGAGGTCGTCGGGCCGCGCGGTCCCGACCTGGACCGGGCGTTGCGCGGTGGTCGCGACGACCGCGAACCGCGCGTGGGTTTTGACGTCGAGCGCGCGGAGCTTGTGGAGCGTCGCCATGATCACCTCGGCGGGCACCGTGACCGGCATCCCGCGCTTGGGGCGCGGCGGCACCTTCGCGTCGTCGAGCGGCGTCGCCGCCTTCCGCCCGTTCAGCGTGTAGTAAAAATCGCGGAGGACCCGGCACCGATGCCGGATCGTCAGCGTCCCCACCACGTCCCCGCTCGTCGCCGGGGCCGACCGCTCATACGCCTCGACCGTGAACCCTGGATGCTGGTGCGCGGCAATCGTCGAGCCCTTGCGCTCGTAGCCCTTGATACGCCGGTCCGGGCCCTGGCGATGCGCCTGGACCGTCGTCCCGCGAATCGCGTACGCCTCGACCGCGAAGGCGTCGCGCGTGAACCCGCTCACGCGGACCGTGCGGATCGCGTGCTTGGAGGGTTTCGTTTTCCACTGCGCGATGGCCGCGTTGACGTGGTGCGTGGTGAGGGCGTGCGGCGAGAGGTCGCCGAGCCGCACGCCGTCGACGACCACCGGGAACCACGCGCGCAGATGGGAACACTCGGCCGCGGATCCGACGCGGCCCTGGATCTGTTGGAAGTAGCCCGCGGCCTGGGCTTCGAGGGACCCGGTGGCGCGGCGGGCGACCGTGACCTCGCCGCGGTCGCGCGCGGCCTCCTCCAGGCGCTCGCGCGTCCCCGCGATCCAGGTGCGGATGACTGCGAGGGCCGTGTCGCCGGGGAAGCGTTGCGGCGGGACCGGGCGACCCCCCGCGGTCATCCGGACCTCGTAGTGCCCGTCGGGATACATGAAGATGTTCGGCTCGATGGCGGTTCGCTTGGCCTTCATCGCGTCCCCTCGTCGTCGAGCACGATGGCGTCGCAGTACGGCTCCGCGAGGTTCATCAACCGGCATTCCTCGTCGGCCGCGCCTTTGTAGCGATACCCGAGTCGTTCAGCCCCGCCTTGGGCGTTGACGATCTTCCATTTCGCGCGACCATCGCGCGCGACCTTGAACGGCCCTCGCCAGATGCGCGTGGTGGCGGTCATCGCGCCCCCCTCGTCAGCCACGCGACGATCAACGCGAAGATGCCGGTCAGGCTCACCATCGCCGTGATCACCTTCCACGCGAGCGCCGCCTCCAGCGAGGCGAGCGCGACCTTCAGGTCGGCGATGTCGGCCTTGGTCGCGAGGGTGGACGCATCGAGGGTTGCGGCCGTTTCCGCCTCGTCCTCGGTCGCGCCGAACTTGACGAGCAACCGATACAACGCGAGATTCGAAACGCTCATCGGGTCACCTCGACGTTCTTGCGGGGGCGTCCACCGAGGCGACCGTTCGCCGCCGAGGATGCCGCCTTCGCTTCCGACGTCGCGCTTCCGCCCAGGATGCCGATGGCCCTGAAGAACTTTCGGTTGAGCCGTTTCGCGCGGGGCTTGCGGGCGGGGCGCGCGTTGAGCAGTTGCGTGCGGGCGTCGACCGCATCGCGTCGAGAATCGTGCGTCGAGGCGACCGCGCCGTTGACGATCACCGACCATTGCCTCTCGATGGTGATGGTCATCGCGCCACCCCCGCCGCCGCCGCGATCCGCGCGGCCTCTGGGAACCCCACCCAGGTCCCGGTGTGATCCAGGCCGCGGTTCGCCAACTCGCGGCGGGCCACCGCGTTGAGGTCGACCTCGCCGCGCGCCACCGCGGCGAGCACCTTGGTGTCGGCGAGCTGGATGAAGCCCAACTCGTCGACCGTGAACAAGGCCGTCCCGTATTGCGAGGCCTTCGTCTCTGCGTCGACGACCCGCTTGAGTCTCTCTTGGCACTCGTGGCAAGTCACAAATCGCGGATCCTCGTTGACGTTCGGCTTCCCGAGAAACCCTCGTCGATTGAGGCGACGTCCACACAATGGCGTGCCCTGCGCGTTCGCTTGGTGGACCGTGTAACCCTTCGTCATCTGCGTATCCTTTTTCCGGGGGGCGGTTAATCCCGCCCAACGGTTAGGACATTACCGTGACGCTTAGGTTATTGCAAGTCGCCCGGAATCGCTAGGAATCCTCGCGGTCGTTCCCCTCTAACTCGATCAACGAGCACACGAGCGCGTCCCCGACGATGCGATCCGCGGGATCGCCCCCCGCCACCCAGAACGCCATCGTCGCCGCGTGATTGGTGGGGAGCCCGAGCCCCTTCCCGTCCTCGTTGATGACCATCCAATCGAGGCCGTCGGGAGCCGCGACAACGGTCGCGCGCAAGATTTCGATGAAGCCCCCGACGAACGCGTGCAATTCCGGGAGGTCGAACGCGACCCCGTTCGCGGGATGCACCATCGAGACCTCGCCGTTCGCGCGAATCAGGACGGCCATCACTTCTGCTCGCGCGTCTTGAGCACGGCCTCGATCAGGGCGATCCGCCCGCCGCCGAACGCGATGGACTCGGGCGTCGTCGCGTGCGCGAGGTCGGTGTGATGCGCGGCCAGGAGGTGGCGCAACTCCTCGGTCCGCATGGTGATAAACAACGTGTGCGCGAGCCGCGCGTCGAAGCTCGCGGCCCGCTTGATCATGGTGGTGCACGCCCCGAGGTGCAGGTACATCAGTTCGCGCGGCGTGCGTCGGACACGGTCGTTGTCGTCGTAATACGCGAAGAGTTGCTCGGCGAAGTCCTGCGGGTCGTCGCGGGCGTCATCGAGCGCCTTCAACAACGCGGCGTCTTCCGGCGTGACGCCGGTCGCGCGTTCATGTTCGAGCCGATGCGCGCGATCAAACACGCTCTCGTGGTCCAAGGGATCGTCACGCATGTGGTTACTCTGGTGCCCCGTGCGCGCGGGCGACGTGCGCGGTGAATGCGGCCTGAAGGTGTCGCTCGATGCGCGCCGCCGCCTCGGGGTCGTCGTCGACCTCGTTGCGCGCGGACCAATCGCAGAGCGGACACGTGACGGTTGCGCCCACGGTCCCCGTCCGCATCCGTTCGTGCCGCAGCGCCAACTCGCACACCTTCGGCCCGACCGCTTCGATGGCCGCGACGAAGGACTCCAAGAGCATGTACGCGGCGTAGGTGTCGCCCCCGTAGATCGTGCCGCCGCTGAGCGCCTTCACCCGTTCGCGCGGCAGCGTCATGGTCAGGTCGAGCCTGTGCTCGGCCTTGCCCCGTTCAAGAATCTCCTTCGCCCGTGTGAGGTCTTCGGCGAGGGTCGGATAGTAGGTCATCGGTCGTGCTCCGGATCATCGCCGCGCCGCAGGACTTCCAGGGTCGCGGGCGCGTCGGCGAAATAGGCGCGCACATGCTCGACGAACGTGGTCGCGGCGTATTGGTGCGCGTCGGACGCCACGGTGCCAGGGTGCCGCAGCGCGAGTTGTAACAAGCCCGCGAGATGGAGGGCCACGAGGGGCCGCAGCACGAACGTGATCGGGGCTTCCCGGACCCGCATTTCCTCAACCATCACGGCCAGTAGTTCGGCGTCGGAACGCTTCATCATCGTGTGTTGTCTCCCTGGTCTCGGCGTTGGATCGCCAGCAGAATCCGGCCCCCGTGCAACGCGCGGAGGGATCGCGTGCGTTCGGCGTTGTCCGCGACCTCTTCATCGGGTCGCCCCGCGTTGACGTTCACGTCGGTGAAGTTCCCCGAGGGGTTGCGCGCGAGTCCGTCAGGATTGGTGATCAAACACCGCCCGCCCCCGAGGCGTTCGACCGCTTGCGCGATGCGGAGGAACTCCCGATCCGTCAACCAGCGACTCGGCACGCACCCGTGCATACAGGACAACATCTTGACCAGTCCCCAGGCGCGACAGATGAGGGGCCGCACCGCGTAGACGCTGCACCGGTCGGTCGGGGTGAGATACACGCAGCGTTCCCGCAGGGTGTTCCCGCTCGCGTCGACCACGGTGACCGGGATCGTCCGGGGCTTGCGGTGACTCGTGACCTGAAGACGGCGCGCCTCGACGTCGGTCATCGTGACCGGGCCGCACGCCGCCGCGCATCGGCCCTGGCACGCGAGGGTCGGGAGGTCCCGATAGATCGCGTCGAGCGCCGCGACCGCGGTGTAGTACTTATGCCCTTCACCCATTGGGTGTTTCGATGGGCAAGGGTTGGATCCGGGCGCACTGCATACAGATGCGCGGCCGGTCGGGATACTTCGCGAGGTTCGTCACGATGGTCGCCTGACAATCCTGGCACACGGTGACGATGCCCCCCTCGGGGACCTCCGCGTTCGGGAAGTCCTCGACCCGTCGACAGATCACGACGTCGGGGATCCCCGGCCCGGTGGGCTCTAAGGGCCCGTCGAGGGTGCGGACGAAGTATTGCCCCGAGTTGACCAGCGTGCGGTTGTCGCGTTTCGTCATCGCGGCTTCCCCTGGAACCGGTCGACGTGGACGAACGTCACGAGCCCGAGGCGTTGCGCGAGTTGCCCGAGGGTGAAGTGATTGCGATGGCGATCCCAGAACCCGCGGCAGCACACCGCGCGCCGGTCGCTGGCGTGGTGGCAGGCACGATACTTCAGGAAGAACCCCGGCATCTTCGGGTCCGCGATCTGACGCTCCAGATCTGGAATGTCGAAGTCGGTGTCAGGTCGATAGATACACGACTCGCACATCCGGTCTTGCACCTCCAGCCCCGCCGCGCGCGTGGCCCTCACGGATGGAACACCTTTTTCGTCCGCACCCATCCGTCGCCCTTGCGCTTCACATAGCCCGCGTAACTGTAGGTCCCGAGGCTCCGCATGTCCCCGGTGCTGAAACCCTTCCCGCGCAGCTCGTCGACGGTTTGTGGGGTCGTGGTCAACTGGTTGAGTAAGGAGAGGGACCGCTCCCGTCGCTGCTTGATCTGTTCCATCGTGAGTGCTGGTCGAACTGTCTTCGTCTTGGTGCGGCGCGCACCGTCGAGCGCGAGGGCTTGGGCCAGGACGGTGGTCGACTCCGGTCGCCCGCGTTTCTTCTCGGTCGCCTCGCCCGTCAGTAACTCCAACGTGGTCCGCAACGCCGCGGCCTTGCTTTCGTGGTGGGCGAGTAACGCTCTAATGCGTGCGACCGTTGGCCCGTGGCCGTTGTTCTCCGCTGTCATGATCCTTGGCTCCCTGGCGCGCGAGGAAGCGATCCACGCGGAGACGGTGCGCCGTATCCCGCCGCGCGGCCTTGCGTGGTTTGGCGTCGTCCGCGGCCTTCTCGTGGGTCGCGGTGCGGGTCTTGAGCGTGGTGAAGGTGACGCGGTCTTCGACCTTCAAATGTTTCCGATACCAGTTGGCGAGCGGCGTCGCGCCGCCGATCCCCTTCGCCTCGAACGCGGCCCCGAGGACCGCGAGCGACACCGCGCCGAGCCGGGGGAGCACGAGTTGTTGGGGATGGATCCGATCAAAGAGGTCGCGGGTGTCCTTGACCTCCAGGTCCCGCGTCAGGATGCGCGAGAGGTTCGCGGCCGCGGTGAAATTGAAACACTGAACCTTGCTGAGACTCACGCGATCAAACGTGTCCCGCCCGATCCGGAGCACGACCGCATGGGTGCGGGCTTGTAACTTGGTGCCGACGCTGCCGAGTACGTGGACTGACCAGTCCATCCGTCACCTCCGTGTCAAGGGGTCATCCTCCACCGCTGCTTGGCGGTGCCCACCAAGAACCGGGCGACCCACTCCCGGTAGCGGTCCGTCAGGTCGTCATCCCCGATCTGCACAACCTTGGCGGGCCGCGGTCGTGGGAAGGTGACCGCCGCGATCATCTCGTCGTCAGCCACGTCACGCAGTTTTCTGAGGCTGTCGGCGAACAGTTGATCGAGCGCGGGGCTTTGGTGCCGCTGCAGCCACGTCGTCGTGTCCTGCACGACGAGCGTCCATGAGTCGAGCGACGTCACTCCGAAGGTCGTCCTGGATCGCTCGAAAGGCCTCGTTGATGACCGCGACGACGGCTGGATCGAGCGTGGTGCGAACGGCAGGATACGCGCCATGTGGCCCCCCGATGTCTCCACGGTCTTCCGGGGCCGGGACCTCTGGCCCTGGAACGGAACCGCGCGACGACGATGCTGCGTGCGTAGTGGCCGATAACGCCGACAACGACGACGACGACAACAACGAGATAGCGGTGGCGAGCACATCGACGGCGCGCTCGACCCGTTCCAAGCGCGCCAGGATCGGATCCAGCCCCGCGTCCTCGGCGGCGGCGGCGACGCGGGTCCCGTGTGGGTCACGCGCGCCCGTGAGGGCTTCAAAGAACGTCGCCACGTTCTCCCCCATACCTTCCAAGGCCGACACGAACGTTTCGACCGAGGGGCCCATGTGGCGATTCTTGAGCAGCTTCGAAATCGCGTTGGGCCCTGACAATCCCCCGTGGGCCGCGATGGCCTTCTGGGTCAAGCCCGCGCGTTGCTTCTGCTCATAGAGCGTCTGAAAGCACCGGCGCATTTGCTCCCATTTCATGACGGGAATCTTATCCTGTTTTGGTTAAAGCACAAGAGGGCATTGTTGAGGCTGAGAATCCTTAAGGTTTTTCACATACCTTGACGGGTATCCCCAAAGGTGATTAGATCCCCGCTTCTTTGTTCTGAAGAGGGGACCGCATGTATCTCCGCACCCTCCGCGAGAAGCGCAAATTTACGCAAGAGGAACTGGAACGCCGCTCGAAGGTGTCCCAGAACGCCATCAGCCGTCTGGAGCGCAACGTCAATGCGCGGCCGTCCCTCCGCACCGTCGAGGCCCTGGCCCGCGCGCTCGGGTGTAATCCGCTCACCCTCGAATTTGGGTTGGATCCCAACGACGCCAAGCCGCGCGTGCGTCGCCGGGGCCCCCGCCGAGTGCCGCCCGACGCGCCGCCGTCCACCGTGCGGCCCACGGGAGAGCGGTCGTGAGCGCCCCTCCCGCCGCCGTGGAGACCACGGCCCAGGCGATCCTGGAACGCGCCCGCGCGGGACACCTCCTCGGCCCCGGCGATCTGCAAACGATCCTGGGCATCGGCCCGTCGCAGTTTTGCCGCCGCAACCGCCGCGGCGAATTCGACCGCTTCAAGGTCCACCCGGCCATCGGGCCGCGGTGCTTCTCCGGGATCCTGATCTATCGGTGGGTGACGGGCGAGCGCCTGTTGCAACCGACCTTCGGCCGGAAGCGCGCATGACGGCGTGGTGCGCGCGCCTCATCGCCCGGTGGCGCGCGTGGCGGGCGTGGCGGGCGGCGACGCGGATCCCGATCACGCGGGCGCGACGATATGCCTTCTATCAAGAGGAGCGCCGACAATGACGACCGAGTTAGTCACCACCCGTCAGCAAGCCCTCGCGCAGCACCCCGACGAGCCACCGGTGGTCATCACGAATGACCAAATCGATCTGATTCGGAAGACCATCGCGGCCGAGGCCAACGACGCCGAGCTCGCCCTGTTCTTTTACGATTGCCGCCGACGCGGGGTGCATCCCCTCGACAAGCTCATTCACTTCACCAAGCGCAAAGGGAAATACGTCCCGGTCACCTCCATCGATTACCTGCGGTCGCGGGCCGCGCAAACCCGCGAGCACATGGGGACCGACGAGATTCTGTACACGGGCGCACCGATGGTCGCCGACTTCGCGGCGACGTGTACGGTGTATCGCATGGTGCAGGGGGAGAAGTGCGCGTTCACCGCGACCGCCCGGTTCGGTGAGTACCTCCCCGAACCGCCCAACGATTTCATGTGGCAGAAGATGCCGCATGGGCAACTCGGCAAATGCGCCGAAGCCCTCGCGCTCCGTCGGGGATTCCCCCAGGAACTCGCCGACCTCCATACCTTCGAAGAACTCGATCACGACCGGGAGGCGCAACCGTCGACCAAGCGCGTCGTGCAACGCGCGTCGGAGAAAGCCGTCGGCGGCGCGGTCGTCGCGGGCCCCGCGGTGGCGGGCGATCAAGTCACCGCGTTCCGAACCGTGAAAGAGGTCCGGTCCTTCGGGAAGAATCAAGCGAACTTCGCGGTCGTGCTCGACGGCGACCCGACGGAGTACACGACGAAGGACGGCAAGCTCGCCGCGGAGCTGGGCCAGTTCAAGGGCACCGACCACAAGATCCGGCTCACGTTCAAAGACAACGAGTGGAACGGGAAGGTCTACCACAACATCGAATCGTTTGCGGTCGAGGACGCTGCGCCCGCCACCGCCGCGGCGGCACCGACCACGACGACGCTCCCCCCGATGTCCGCGCAGGACATTCCGTTCGGCCGTTAACCCGTCATGGCGTTCGAATCCCGCTCGCACTACGAATTCGGCGACGACCCGCCCGCGGCCGAAGAAGCCCGCGATCATCTCCTCGCGCACGCGCGGGGCCTGCGCCTCGTCGGGCTCTCCGAAGCGATTGTGAGTCGCCTCGATGGGGCGGGACTCCTCACGGGCCGCGAGGACGCGACCGTGTTGATCTTCCACGTGCTCGCCGATCTGCTCTATGGGAACGCGTCGATTGACGTGCCCACCCTCCGCGAACCGGCCACGCCGTCTGAGCAGGCCACGCCCGAACCGGGCACGCGACCACGCGCACGCTACACGGACCCGGCGGTATGAGCCTGTCGTTCGACCACGTGCCGCACCGCTATTTCCTCGACGGGAACCCCGTGCCGTCGGTGACCGGCATCCTCAAGGCAAGCGGCCTGATCGATTTTTCGTCGATCCCCGCGGGGATCCTGGAATCGGCGCGCGAGCGCGGGACCTACGTCCATCAGGCCATCCACTTCTACAACGAGCAAGACCTCGACCTCGCGCAATTCGGGGAGGACTTCCCCTCGTATGTCGGGTATCTCGAAGGCTGGATCACCTTCTGCCAACAACGACACTTCGTGCCGGTCCTCAACGAGCATCGCGTGGCCTCGCGCCGGTATCAGATCGCGGGCACGCTCGATTGTCTCGGCGTCCTCGACGGCACCGCGGTGCTGCTGGACTTCGCCACGGGCCGACCGCAAGACGTGAGTAAGGACCTCCAAACCGCGGCGTATTACGCCCTGGCCCTTGAATGGGCGTCCGAGGACCCCTTACTCGCGGCGTTCTTCACCGCCCATCCCCTCGTGAAACGGTACGCCGTCGGGCTCCGCAAGGAAGGCACGTTCCATCTCGAAGCCTACGACGACCCGTCCCACTTCCGGCAGTTCGTCACTCTGGTCGAGGCGCAGCGGATCGTCACCGCGCGCAAGGGCGAGTGGGCTCAACTCGCGGAGGTCGCATGACGAAACGGATCGACCCGTTCAAGTTGCCCGTCCATCCCGCGGCCGACGTGTTCCCGATGCTCACCGATGAAGAACTCGACGAGCTGGCCGACGACATCAAGGGCAACGGGTTACTCCAACCCCTCATCATCAAAGACGGCGTGTTGATCGACGGGCGCAACCGCCGCGAAGCGTGCCGCCGCGCGGGCATCGAACCCAGGTGCGAGGAACTGAACGGCACCGACCCGGTCGCCTACATCCTGGCGACCAACGTCAACCGGCGGCACCTGACTAAGGGGCAACGGGCCATGGCCGTCGCCAAGCTCTATCCCGATGGAGAAAAGACGTCCCCTGGTAAGAAGTCCAAGACGGCCGAAATGCTTTTAGAAAATAAAAGCATTTCAGGGACGGGCGTCTCTCAAGCCCGGACCGTCCTGCGGTGGCTCCCAGAGATTGCCGACCTTGTGATGGCGGGCACCAGGCACCTCAACGAGGCGTACGCCGAGGCGCGGCGGTTGAAAGAACAAGCCGACGGCGAAGGTCCGCGCCTCGCCCGCTTGCGCGAACGCGCGCCGGATCTCGCAGCCCTCGTGGACGAAAGCCGGATGCCGCTGCTCGAAGCCGAATCTGCCCATACAACACGCCTCGGTGAAGAACGACGCGCGCGACAAGCCGTACTCGACATCTTGGAAGGGCTCACACGGTTTCTCGACTTTCTCGCCCCAGGCCCGCAACGCGACCATGTGGTCGCCATCCTCCGCAAGTCACCCGACGATTGGGAACATTTCCAGCGACTCGCGCACCAATGGATCGACAACCTGAACGCCACAATGGAGGCCTTACCGTGATCGCAACCGCCACCCAACCGACGCGAAAAACTCCGACTCTCAGACGCCTGCTCAGAGACTACGGCGTGAAGGTGTGGGATGACGCCCTTGTGGGCGAATGGTTCGATCCGGCGTACCACGCCGCCCTGAAGAAAGAACTCACCGCAACAAAGGTCGACCTTAACGACCACCTCGACGAAATTATCGCCAGCTTCATTCAACGCGACATCGCCGACCGCGCACACCGCCCGATCTTTATCGAAGACGATAAAGGCCTCTGGCAACCGTCGATGTTTACGGAAGACATCGCCCGCCAAAGTGTCATCCGTCTCGGAAACGGCGCCCGCATCAAGCCGTACGAAGCCACCGGCCCGCATTGGTACAGTCACTTTATCCAGCAACAAAAAGCGATCTCGCGCGCCGTGCTCGCTATGGATAAAACGTCGCGCTGGCTCGAATGCTCAGTCGGGCAGCTACTCACGACGAACCCAACTCTGAAAACCTTTGAGGCCATGCGAAAACTCGGGTTTTGGGAGATCCCCGACGAATCGACCGAGAACGACGCCCGCGCCGACTACGACGCCGCGCTTGAGCAGGAGGATCGCGAGTGAGTGCCACGATCACGACGACCCCCGATACCGGCTTCGACCCCGCGGCGGTCCAGGCCCTCGCCACAATCGAGCAATCCGCGGCCCTGGCCTTCGTCGAGGCCAACAAGGTCGCGGTCGTCGACCTCGCGACCCTCGCCCGCGCGAAAGAAGTCCGGGCCGCAATTGGCGACCGGCAAAAGGAAATCCTCGTCAAGCTCGCCAAGCCGAAAGCCTGGGCGTTCGGGCTGCACAAGTGGTTCTGCTCGCTCGAAGCCGCGTCCCTCGTGCAATACGAGATTCTCGACGGCTACGAACGGGAACAGATCCGCCTGTTCGATGCCGAACAAACCCGACGCCGCGAGGAACGGGAACGGGTGATCGCGGAGGCCCACCGCAAGGCCGACGAGGCCCGCGCGACGCACGAAGCTGCAGCCCTCGAATCGGCCGGGGAACACGACCTCGCCGCGCGCGTGCTCGCGGAACAGATCGACGCGCCCCCGCCGGTCGTCGTGCTTCCCGACGAGGTCCGCGCGGTGCAACGCTTCCGTCGCACGTGGAAATGTCAGGTCATCAACGCGGCCCTGGTCCCGCGAGAGTTTCTCCAGATCGATCAGGTCAAGCTCAATCGCTACGCCACCAACATGAAGGAGACGGCGAGCGTGGCCGGGGTCAGATTTTTCTACGTCGACGAGCCGATTCGGTGAGGGGGAAAACGTGACCGGGGTGAAGTCCCGGCCACCATCACGAAGGGAGAGAGTGAATGAGAAAGAAACGAACGCAATCGACCGATGGTTCAACCGCGCTCGTGGAAGCGGATCCTAACATGACCGCGCCGACCGGTCGAGTCCCCATGTGGACGTACTACCGGGTCGTGTTCAGGTTTCTAACCCTCTTGTGCGGCTCGGTGCCCTCCGACCCAGAGATTGTGAAGAAATGGCTCGACGCCCGACAACCACGCGTGAAGCCACCAGGGTCGCCCTCGATTGATGAGATCAACGAAGAGGTGCTCGCGAGCCTGGAACGCGGGGAAGGCGAGCCCGACGTGGAGCATTCGACGCTCGTCTTTCAACGGCAGGAGTTGTTGATCGGCGAGGCGCTCACGCGATGCCTCGTGCTCCGCATGGGCACGTTCCGCGGGCATTACAAAGACTGTTCGGGTGTGCTCTCGCGCGGCTTCATCAGCCGCATGGAGAAGCAGAGTTCCTTTCAGGCCCGCATCAAGAATTACGTGTACTACGATCCCCGGATCAAGTGGATCCCGATCTGCCGCCCGGACGGGTCCGTCATCACCGAACCCGATGGCACCTACGACAAACCGGTGCACCCGATGACCCCGCGGGGTCCCATCAGCGCGTTGAAGACCTTCGAATACATCGAGCCGCCGAGTCAGGTGTCGTTCGTCCTGCGGGTCCTCAACACTCAAGTGCGGCGCAAAACCACGTTACCCGACGGCAAGCCGGGACCCGATCAGATCGTTACCTTCCCGAACGTCGCCGAGGACGACCTCTATTACTTGTTCGAATACGGAGGGACACATGGCTACGGAGGCGAACGCGGCGACGGCGAAGGGCGGTACGAGTTCACCATCGAACGGCTCGAAGGGGACGATGCTCCGCAGTGACGCGCCGCAGATGCGGACCGCGGTCGCCATCATCGAGAAGCACGAACAGATCCTCGACGCGCTCGAACGCTCGGTCATCAACGGTAAGGTGGCCGAGCAGATGAATCAAACGCTGAAGGGGATCGTCGGCCTGGAGAAGCTCGGGATGCAATACATGTCCCTGCTGATCAAGATGGGGCGCAAGGCCGCGGTGCCGCGCACCCCGATCCTTCGCAACATGCTCGGCTTGCCGGAAGCCCTCTCCCCCGGCGACGGGGAACAGGTGCGGGCCCTCTTACCGGAAACGAAGTGACTCGACGCCGAAGTTGTGTAGTGCGACGTTGCGAAGTGACTGGAGCGCGCCGTGAGGTGCCGTCGAGGGACGTTTTGTCGTGGTCGCGAGGAGGTGTGGTCTGGCGTCGAGTTGCGATCTGCATCGCAGCGGGGTGCCCGAGTGGTGTCGTGTCGCCGAGACGCGAGGCGATCCGCATCGTGTCGACCTGTCGTGACGCCGAGGGGCGTGGTGATTCGATGTGATGGGGCGTGTCTGGGGGCCGTGGTGAGACGTTGTGACGCCGAGCCGTGAGGTGACTCGGCGGGTCGATGCGCGAGTCGTGCGGTGACGTCGAGATCCGATGTGAATCGTTGTGTCGCTGGTTTGGCGTGGAGCCGAGGCGTGAGGAGAGCCGCAATGTCGGTGGCGGGGCGAGCGGTGTGACGGCGTGGCCGTCGACCTGAGTTGTCGTCGAGCACCGTTGTGTCGGGGGCGCGTAGCGTTTTGTCGTGCCGTCGAGTGTTGGCGCGTCGAGTGCCGGAGTGAGCTTGTGCGTGGTCTGGTGTGGCGTCGAGCCGTGTTGCGCCGTGGCCAGAGGCCGATGCGAGGTGTTGTGTCCGGTCGTGACGCCGAGGGGTGACGCGACAGGTGTTGGACGGGCCTGCGGTGGAACGTCATGACGTCGAGTGGTGGCTTGCGCGGTCAGTGTCGTGTCGTGGTTCGACGTCGAGATATGCCGATGCCGTGGGGTGCCGTGCGCGGTCGTGCGTTGTCGTCGAGGAAGCTTCAAACCAAAAGGAGTATCGAGTATGGCTGTTAAAGACAAACCGAATCAGGATTTGCCGGGGTCGCCCCGGCCCGATCACGATCTGCCGCGCCCAGGAGGCGACCGACCAGACCGACCCGAGCGCCCCGACCAGGGGTTACCCCCGGAGCCGACCGAGCCCCCGGCCCCGACGCCCACGCCGCACGCGTGAACACCTGAGTGACCTCGATGGGTAGCCGGAGCCGGGGATGAACGACGACAAATTGTTGGCCGAATGGTTCTGGACGGATCGTTGGACCGGATCCTCGGGCTTCCTGCTGCCCATCGAGCCGCGGGGCCTCTATCGGGAAATGTTGACCCAAGCATGGCGGCGGAACTGTCGATTACCCGCTGACCCCGTGGCGATTCAACGGGCGATTGGGTGCACGCCGCAGGAATGGAAACGGTGTTGGCCGCACGTGGAAAAGTACTGGCGGCGCGAGGGGGAGTTCCTCGTCAACGATACGCAAATCACGATCTGGAAGGAGGCGAGTGCGGCGCGCGGGCGCGCCGTCGACCGCGCACGCAAAGGAGGGAACGGGCGGGCCGAGAAGCTGCGCCAGCAGCGCTTAAGCACATAGTTAAGCAGTGCTTCTGACGTGTTCGAGCAGGGACTTAAGTAGGTGCTTAAGCAGCGCTTGTACGGTGCCCTCTGTCTCCGGATCTAAAACAGACCTCGCTAATTCGGTACGTTCTTCTCTCTTCGTAACTCGTCGTTCTATTAACAGTTAGAGCAGGCGCGCAGACGCGCCGACCCACGTTTTGAAACATGAAACCGTTGCCAGTCGGGGTCATCGCGGCGGTCGTCCACGACGTGTTGCGCACCGAGCAATTCACGGCGCTGGCCGACCTCTCGGAAGCCGTCAAATGCCGATGCGCGCGGCTCAAGATTCCGTATGACTCGGGGCTTGTCACTGACGCGATTCAATTGGTCGAACGGACGCGGCCGGTCATCATGACCCCACCGAAACCCCGACGCCATGACCACACCGAACGGGATAACGCCGACGTGCGGCCGCTCACCCGTGAGGAGGCCGCGGACCTCTGGCCCCGGCTCGTGGCCGCGCTCCAACGCCAGGAGGTGACCCGATGATGTCCGACCAAGAACGACAGGCCGTCCAGAAACGCCTCACGTTCCTCATCGACGGCGAATTGAACCGCGCGCGGACCGTGCGCGATATCTGGTTGCTTTACCAAGCGTCCACCATCTCCCCGCGCGCGAGCGACGTGCAGCGCCAAGAGTGCCGGTGGGCGTTCTATGCGGGCGCGGCCGCGATGTTGGAACTCTGCACCCGCCTCGGGGACCCTGCCCTCGACGAGGATACGGGCGCGGGCCAACTCATGGCGCTCCAACGGGAAATGGAACGCTTCGCGCAGAACCTGCGGGACGGGCTCGTATGACCCGCTGGGACCGTGCACGCCCTGGCGTGACCTACACGTGCGGCGGTTGCGGTCGGCTCATCGAGACGGCGAAACCCGTGTTCGTGATCACGTTGCCAGGGTTGAAAGCGTTCCGGTATCGATGCGAGGTCTGCGAGGGACCGGCCCCGCCAGATCTGCCCGAGCTGGTGGTGCTCATCGCGCAGCCGCGCGCCATCGAGCCCCCGGTCATGTTCCGTCAGCTCCTCCCCCTCGATTTTCGGCGACAGAGTGGGGACCGATGAGACGCGCACCGGTGCAGGAAGTTCGCGTCGTGTGTCCCACCTGCGGGAAGGATTACCGTCGCTCGCGACGCGATGATTCGCGTGGCGCGTTCGGGATCTGTCGCCGCGATGGCACGGCCCTGGTCCCGCGGCCCCCGGCGTATTTCAAGGCCCGCGCCGCCGCCGCGCGCCGGGACCTGGGGTCGAACCGGTGATTTTCAGGACGGCCATTCCACATGACCCCGTGATCGATACACGGACCGCGCGTTTCGGGCGGTTACTCGGGTGCGTCAAACTGTTCGCGGTCGGTCGCAATACCGGATGGTTTGAGCGGGAATGGATCGCCCTGAATGGGGAGGATGCCGTGCTGCGGTTCTGTCGCGCGGTCCGTGCCCGCGCGATGATCGACGGTCAAATTGTGCCGGGAATCTATCGCGCGTGGCTCAACCGTCTGGATCCTCCCGCGTGTCGATGCGGTCGTGCCGGGACCCGCATTATCGGCTCGGTGACGTTTTGCGCGCGGTGTGGCCCCCCGGTGAACGCCGCGACCCGTTTTGCGAAGCGTCAACGCCTCTTCGAGGAAGGGACCCGCGCGTTCGATGAGCAAAAACGGGCCGAGGGCAAGCGGGATCTGGGCCACGAACAGTTCCGACGGACGAAAGACCGCCACCGATGACGCTGACCTTCCGCGTCTACGGCGTCGCCCAACCAAAGGGGAACATGCGCGCGATCAACCTGCGCGGGATGAAATTCCCCATCGTGACCGACTCCAACAAGAACGTGAAGTCGTGGCAACAACTCATCGCCGAAGGCGCGAGTCGGGCCCTGGCCGCGATCCCCGACGGCGAGCGCGGCCTGTTGATGGAAGGCGTGCGGCTCTCCGTCGCGTTCTATCTGCCGCGGCCGAAAGCCCTGATGAAACGTGGCGTGAACGCCGCGCACCTGAAAGCCCCGGATACCTCGAAGCTGATTCGTGCGGTCGAGGACGCGCTGACCCAGGTCGTCTATCGTGATGACTCCCAAGTCGTCGAGCTGCTCGCGCTCAAGCACTACGCCGAGGTCGATGACCTCCCGCACGTGGATATCCGGGTCGAGGCGACCGCGGGATGGAAACCCCTCGTGGTCCCCGCGGCACCACTGCCGCTGTTTGAGCTGGCCGTCCCATGAGACAGATTTTCGAGGCCGACCATCCCCTCGTCCTCAATGGAACTTATGACCAAGAAGGCTACAAACCCGGCGAACGTGCCCGCCTCGCGAAGGCGCGAGCGCGAGATGCAACGCGAAATCGGCGTGCTCAGGGCGAAGATCACGCAGACCCTCACGCGACTCGACGCGGCCATCCTCCAGAACGCGACACCTGTCATGACGATGCAGGCGTCACCGGGTTACCTCTTGATCGTGGAATGCGAGAACTTCGCCATGCGGGTGCGGACCAGGGGCGTGACCGTGAAGGCGAGCAAGGACAACGAGACCATCCCTCCCCGGAAAGGACGCGCACGATGAGACTGTTCGACGACGACCGCATCGGCTGTTACCTCGACGCCATCAACCATCGAGTCGAAAAAACCAACGACGGGAACGAGGTCAAGATGGTCGACCTCACGCTCCGCGTGCAACCCCTCACCGCGGAACTGGCGGGCTCCCTCGACCCAGACGTGCGGGCGTTGTTGTTCACCCTCAACAGCGCGACCCCCCGACAGAAACTCAAAGCGATCCACTTCGCCCTGACGGTGCCGAATCAATCCCTCGTCGTACAAGTGCTCCCCGAGGTCGAGGCCCGCATCATGTTCAACGATTGCGAGGTGAGCGACGTCCGCGCCCGCACCGAGAAGGGCGTCGACGGGTACGCGCTCGTGTTCTATGTCTCGTATGGACCCGCGTCCCCGCAAGACCTGGAATACATCTGCGATTGGTTGACGCAGCAGCGGTTCGTGACCTTTCACCCGCAGAGCCCCGCGCTCGACTTCGAAGGGCGCGACGAACCGGAGACGGAGCAACCGCCCGCGCGCCCCCGCGGCCGACCACGGAAACAACCGCCCGTCGCCGAGGGTGACGAACTGCGGCCTGGGGTCCACGCGGAGCATTGATGTCCATCGCACCCCCGCGCCCCTGCTCGTATGGACCGTGCGAGGTCCTGGTCCCCGGTGGTGGACGCTGCGCGAAGCATCGCCGCCCCTCGGCCGCGCAGCGTGGGTACGGTGGGGCGTGGCCCGCGGTCGCTCGCGCGTGGCTCGCGCGGTATCCGTGGTGCGGGATGCGACAGGACGGCGCGTTTCACGTGGAACATAGTTGGTGCGTCCGTCGCGGACAACGCACGCCCGCGCGCGTCGTCGATCACATCCGTTCGATTGCTGACGGTGGTGACGTGTTCGACCCGATGAACCATCAATCGTTATGCGCGAGTTGCAACACGCGGAAGGGTTGAGCCGATTCGAGTGGGACCGCGTGGATGCGTGTGGCCTGAGGTGGGCGGGGGGGCCATCAAATCGCTACGGTTCCCGCGGCCTGTAATACCGCCGGGAGGTCGCTCGCGCGGCCGCGAAATTGAAACAGGGGTATCGAATGCCGAGGCGTAACGCGCCGATCCCGCCAGTTCACGCCGATCCGACGACGATTGCGGGGCTCACCCCGGATCCCGCGAACCGGCGCACCCATCCCGCGCGCAATATCGAGATGATCGCCACGTCGTTGCGGTCGGTGGGCGCGGCGCGGTCCATCGTCATCGACGAAACGAACGAAGTGCTCGCGGGCAACGGCGTGCTCCAGGGGGCGGCGGCGGCGGGCCTCTCGAAGGTGCGGATCGTGGATGCCGACGGGGACACGATCATCGCGGTGCGCCGGTCGGGGCTCACGGCCGAGCAGAAGCGGGACCTCGCGATCTACGACAATCGCAGTGGCGAACTCGCGGCCTGGGACATCGAGCAATTGCGGGCGGACGTCAACGCGGGGCTCGACCTGCAACCGTTCTTCTTCGAGGAGGAACTGGCGGGCCTCCTGGGCACCGGGGTGACGCCGGGGCGCACCGATCCCGACGCGGTGCCGCCCGTCCGCCCCACGGCCATCGTGGCGGGCGACCTCTTCGACCTGGGCCGACACCGGCTCCTGTGCGGCGATGCGACGTCCGGGGCCGACGTCGCGCGGCTGTTGGGGGCCCTGGCCCCGATCCTGATGGTGACGGACCCGCCGTACGGCGTCGAGTACGACCCCGCGTGGCGGGCCGCGGCGGGCGTCAACCGCAACCCCGACAAGATGGGCCGGGTCGCCAACGACGACCGGGCCGATTGGGGCGCGGCCTGGGCGCTCTTTCCGGGGAGCGTGGTCTACGTGTGGCACGCGGGGTTGAAGGGCGACGTGGTGCAAGCCTCGCTCGTGCGCGAGGGCTTCGAGCCACGGGCCCAGATCATCTGGGCGAAGGACCGCATGGCGCTCTCCCGCGGCGACTACCATTGGCAACACGAGCCCTGCCTCTACGCGGTGCGGAAGGGGGCGACCGGCCACCGCACCGACGACCGCTCGCAGACGACGCTCTGGACGATCCCGGCCCGCGAGGACAGCGGGCACGGGCACGGCACGCAGAAGCCCGTCGAGTGTATGCGGCGACCGATGCAGAACCACGAGGCGATGGACGTCTACGAACCGTTCTGCGGGTCGGGGACGTCGATCATCGCCGCCGAGCAACTCGGGCGGCGGTGTCTCGCTATCGAACTCGATCCCGTGTACGTGCAGATGGCGATTGATCGCTGGACGGCGTTCACGGGGCTTCCGGCCGTCAAGGTCGGCGAAGCGGTCCGGTGACGCGAATAGATCCGAAGATATCTTCGCGGGGGGGATTGGAATGAGCGACGCCAGGGGCGTTCCGGACGAACAACGCGTCGCGCTCGGTTTCCGCCCGCGCACGGTTCGTGGGTGGTGGTATTGGCTGCGCTACTGGTCGTGGCCCGCGCTGTGGTGGAGGCGTCTCGTACGCGGGGAATGGTGGTGGTAGCGAAACGAGCGCACGCCGGGATGCCCTGGCGGGCCGACCCGGCGTGCGTCGGACGGTGCGGCGGGTTATGCCGATGCCGTCTTCTTCTTCGCGGTCTTCGTCTTCGCGGCGTTCACCGCGGTGGTGAAGGCGTCGACCATGAACGCGTTCAGCGTGATATCCAGGCGCTTGGCGGTCGCGCGGACCGCCTCGCTCAGATCCTTCGGGAG